CAAGAAGTGGACGGCGAAGTACGGGTCGAATCCAATCAAGAAGATAATTCCAAAGAACAAGAAGTAGAACAAACAACAGATGAATCTCCTTTAGAATTAGTAAAAGAAGAAACAGAAGTTGAACAAAAAGAAGTAGAAGAAAAACCTGCTGCTTTAACTAAAGAAGAAATAGTACAAGATACTAATATAGAATTACCTGAAGGTGTTGATAAACTTATAAAGTTTATGGAAGACACCGGTGGAACTGTAGAAGATTACACTAGACTTAATAGAGATATTGACAAAATAGATAATATAAGTTTAGTTAGAGAGTACTATGAATACACAAAACCGCATTTAAACAAAGAAGATGTTGATTTTTTAATGGACAAAAACTTTGCTTATGATAAAGAAGAAGACGAAGAGTCTGACATTAAAGCTAAGCAATTAGCTTTTAAAGAAGAGTTATTTAATGCTAAAAACACTTTTAATAAAGTAAAAGACCAATATTATAATGATCTTAAGTTAAGAAAAAAAGATAATATTGATCCACAATATACGGAAGCATTTGAGTATTATAATAAACAAAAGCAACAACAAGAAGCTAGAACAAAATTCGCAAAAGATTTTAACAATAAAACTAATAAAGTATTTTCTGACAATTTCAAAGGTTTTGATTTTAATGTTGGAGAAAACAAATATAGATTTAAAGTTGAAAATCCTCAAAAAACAAAAAAGTTCCAGTCTGATATTACAAATTTTTTAAACCAATTTGAAGGTGATGGTGGTGCAAAAGATGTGGATAAATACCATAAAGCACTATTTGCTGCTCAAAATGCAGATAAAATAGCTAATCATTTTTATGAACAAGGCCGTGCCGATGCCATAAAAGATTCAGCTAGAAAAGCAAAAAATATAAACATGGATCCTAGAAGCGATGCATCTTCAATAACCACAAAATCAGGTGATACAATTAGAGTAGTCTCAGGCGATTCTTCAGATAAGTTGCGCATTAAATGGAAATAATAATAACAACTTAAAATCAAAACAATATGGCTTTTACAGCAGGCATACCAGCCGCTTTACAACCAACCCAAACTAAAGCAATGTACGGTGGAAACTACATTAATTTCACTGATCCTAACTTTAGTCAATGGACACAACAATTTTTACCAGAAGTATACGAAAAAGAAGTAGAAAGATATGGAAATCGTTCTATAGGTTCTTTCCTTCGTATGGTGTCTGCGGAGATGCCTTCAACATCAGATCAAATAATCTGGACTGAGCAAGGTAGATTACATACAAGATATGCAAATGTTATTCCTCGAGGTACAGCAGGAGTAATGCCAGCAGCAGGAGGTGGACAAGCAGTTATTGCTGCAGCCGCTGCCGCGGGTGGTGTACTAAACTTTGAAATACCAGTTGCTCAACCAGCAAGTGTAGGCCTAACAGCTTCACCAGGCAATACAGTAACTTGTAATTTTAGAATAGGACAAACAGTAATGGTACAAGTTCAAACTTCAGCTACATCAGCAGTTGGTGGAACTGGCGCTGTTATTAAAGGTGTTGTTACTAATGTTGGAGTTGGCGCAGGTGCTACAGGAGAAGGACAAATGTTCCAAATTCAAGCATACGCATCTCACGCACAAATCGCAGCAGCGTCTAGAGTTACAGCAATAGTTTATGGTTCTGAATTTGCTAAAGGTACAGGAAACTTTACTGAAAAGCTTGATCCAGGATATGCTACGTTTGCAAATGCTCCTATCATTTTAAAAGAAAACTATCAAATAAATGGTTCTGACACAGCTCAGATCGGTTGGATTGAAGTTACTTCTGAAAATGGAGCTGGTGGATATTTATGGTATGTTAAATCAGAGCATGAAAATAGACTACGTTGGGAAGATTATCTTGAAATGTCTATGGTTGAAGGTGTTACAAAAGTAACTGGCGGTGCTAATATTCCACTAGGTACATTTGGCGGATCTTTAGCTACACAAAATGCTAGAGGTACTGAAGGTTTCTTTGCGGCTCTTGAAGCACGAGGAAATGTATATCAAGGATTTGGATCTCAGGCAGCTGCACAAGCAGGTGGTGGAGCATTAACAGATTTTGATGCAGTACTTAAGCAATTAGACAAGCAAGGAGCAATTGAAGAAAACATGCTTTTCTTAAATCGTGAACTTTCTTTAGAAATTGATGATATTCTTGCAATGCAAAATGGTGCATTTGCTGGAACAGCTAATCACGCTCACGGTACATCTTATGGTGTATTTAACAATAGCGCTGATATGGCTCTTAACTTAGGATTCACAGGATACCGAAGGGGTTCTTATGACTTTTACAAAACTGACTGGAAATATTTAAATGACTGGTCAACTCGTGGAGGTTTTGGAGACATTGAAGGTGTATTAATTCCTGCTGGAACTTCTACAGTTTACGATCAACAATTAGGTCAAAACATCAAGCGACCATTCTTACACATTAGATATAGAGCTTCAGAAACTGAAAACCGTAAAAACAAATCTTGGATTACAGGATCTGTTGGAACTGGTTCTCCAACTTCTGATATTGATGAAATGAAACTTAACTACTTAAGTGAAAGATGTCTTATCACTCAAGCGGCTAATAACTTTGTTTTATTCAAAGCTTAATATTTTAACAACAGGATACGGGCCCTTCGGGGCCTAGTATTCTTATTTTATATAATTTTATTATGACAACAACACAAAAAAGTTCTAGTATTTCGGTAGAAAAAGACTGGGAATATAAAGATAGAACATATATTTTAACAGGCAACAATTCTCCTGTTACATATACAATACAAACAAAACATACACCTAGAAAACCATTATTATGGTTTGATGAAGGTTTAAAAATAAATAGAGAATTAAGATTAGCTAGTAATCAAAAATCTATATTTGCAGACGAACAAGACGGATACTCTACATTAACACATGTTATATTTCAAGATGGTGTTTTAAATGTTCCAAGATCTGAAGTAAGTATGCAAAAAAT